CGTTACCAAAATTTCAGAAGGAGACTTCCTACAGAGTGATTCAGATCCGAACATTTTTTGAAATATGTTTTGCATTTCAGAAAAATATTCCTACCTTTGTAGTCCAACATCGCGGGGTAGAGCAGTTGGTAGCTCGTCGGGCTCATAACCCGGAGGCCGGAGGTTCGAGTCCTTCCCCCGCTACGAATTTGCCGCAACTTCTTGTAAATCAAGGAATTGCGGCAAAATTGTCAAAAATGCTGCGCCAGATTTGCGCCAAAAAAATTCGCGGTCTGAGCCGGTTCCTGTCAAACCTTTGTTGGGGAGTTCAAAAATTTCCCCAACAAAAAAAATGTCTTCAAGTCTCCGCACGACGAATGGCTTTATTCCGGCAAAAATTGCCGAGGGAAAGCGTTGGTATGTTGAATTCTATTGCCTCGATCCAGAAACGGGACGTCTTCGAAGGAAAAGAGTCTCCGTCCCGAAAATCAAAGGTGTCACCGCACGCAGAAGGTACGCCAACGATATGGTGATCAACATCAATGAGCAACTTTCACAGGGTTGGAATCCATATCTGTCCCTAAACAATCCGGAGGAGTACACTCTTTTTGATGATGTCTGTGAGAAATATTACCGTTACTTGTACAAGTTGACGGAGTCGGACATTATGCGTGTCAAGACCTACAACGGCTATACCTCGTTCCTGAATGTGTTCCGTGCCTGGAATAAGGATCAGGTCAAACCTGTATGCTACGTCTACCAACTAAAGTCATCTGTTGTCTCGAAGTTCCTCGACTGGCTTTGGCTCGATTGCGGGAAGGCTGCCAGAACCAGAGACAATTACCTCTCTTGGCTTCGCAGCTTTGCGGGATGGCTGATGGAGAAGAACTATATCAGCGAGGACTTCACCGCGAACCTTACCGCCGTGCAGGGAAAGCGCAAGTGTGCCAAGAACCGCACCGTCATCCCGAAGGAGACTATGCTTGCCATCCGTGAATATTGCGGCGACCGCAACCGTCACTATCTTTTGGCTTGCTACGTTCTCTATTATTGCTTCATACGCCCCAAGGAGATGAGCCACATCAGGATCGGTGACATTTCGGTAAAGGGAGGCACCATTTCCGTCAGGGCCGAATATTCAAAGAACCGGAAGGATGCCGTTGTGACCCTCCCGGATTGCGTGCTCAAACTGATGCTCGACCTTGATGTCCTGTCATGTCCCGCTGATTGGTATCTTTTCAGTTCCGGATTTCGCCCGGGTCCCGAACACCATCCGGCTAAGCATTTCGGTGATTTCTGGACATACCATCTGAAAAAGGATCTGAAACTCCCTTCCGAGTATAAGTTCTACAGCCTCAAGGACACCGGCATCACGGATTTGATCAAGGCGCGCACCGACCTCCTTTCCGTCCGTGACCAAGCCCGCCACCATTCCCTCCAGATGACCGACCTCTACACCCCTTTGGAGACACGCACCGCCAATGAGTCTATCCGCCACCACGAGTCCTACTTCTAAAAAAGCGGCACCCCTCCGGATGCCGCCAGTCTGCCAAAGAAAATGAAGTACTCGCTTTGGCCCGAAGGCCGATTGCAATCAAGCGAATTTGACAGACGAAAATGTTTGTCCTAATCTTCTTATTCCGTCCTCGATCTTCTTGGCTGTCTTGGCGGACGGATGCCTGTAGCCGCTGATGTAGTGTCCAAGCTGTTTCTGGTTGACACCAGTAATTCTTTCAAGTCCCGAAAGTGTGATGAGATATGCGTATTCCTGAAGGAATGATGGGATGTCATACTGGTAGCTGAACTCAACCTCCTCGAATGGTTTCCCAGTTTCGGCATAGTATTTTTTGATGTCCTCATAACCATCCTCGAACACCTTGCGCGCCTCTTCCACAGTCTTCCCGGTTCCGGTGACAAGATAAGGCATATCGTCAGCATCCATATAAATGCTGTAATTGCCATCTGATGCCTTTTCAATAATTGCGTTAACCTTTCTCATAACTGTAATTTGTTTTTTATGTGTAAGACAGTGGGGATTAAATCCCCGCTGCCTTTTTGATTTGTGCTAATGTTCCGGTCGCCACTTCGTCAGCTCCGTGATTGCTGACCTTGAACATCTTGTTTGTTTTTGGGCTAAACCAGAGAGGGTGTCCGCTTTGCTGTCTTCCAGTGTCGTAGCACCCCGCCTTTTTCAGTTGCCTCATTAACTCGTTGTACTTCATACTTCATTTTCTTAACTGGTACAAAGATAGTATTAATTCTATCATTACGCAAGTTTTCAGGCAACTATTTTCAAAATATTTACCACTCGACAAGGCTGTAGGAGAGACCGGCGCCGATGTAGGGTAGCGGGGTGATGCGGTTGTCCTGGAAGGTTATGCCGTAACCGGCCTGGATGCCTACTGACCAGTGGTGTCTTTTTCGTGCCGGCGCGGAAAAGATCTTGGTGACTGTCTTCGTTTCCGGAAAGACCTGGATCTGGTCGAGGCTTGGCTGGTAGCCGGACACTATCGCACGATAGTCCTTGCCGGAATATTCCTTCCGCTCTTTGGGGAGCTGGACGAAGGTGGTGTCGTGTATGATCACGATGTCGGGATAGGCGACAAGGAGTGTGTCAGTGATGGTGGTTAGGATGGGGACGGGGGTCTCGACGGTGACGGTGTCCCTTATGATCAGGGTATCAGCCTTGGGTGTCTCGATGGCTTCGGCGACCGCCGCGCGGTAGCCCAGCCTCCAGCTCAGGACGGAGACAGCCGCCACCAGCGCGGCGACAAGCAGAAGGATCCCCCCGGCTTCATCGCCTCACGCCTCCGATGTCATCGGCCCAGCGCTCGGTGTAGAACGAATAATAATCCACCTCCCGAAGCCTTTTGAACGTGGAGTGCGCCCAGGCCCACAGCAGGGACGGAAGCCCTATCACGACGAGGTAGAGCCAGCCGAGGTATAGCGACTGCCTTGTGTGCCCGTACTCGTGGCTTATGGTGTCACGGACGTATGATGAGCTGTTGTAGCGGTACTTCCACGGCAGGATGATGAACCGCCCGAGGCTGATGCCGCCTTTCATCCTCTCCGAATAAAGGATGCGGACATCGCCGTAGGGAACCTCCATACACATGCAGTCCATACTGTAGACCTGGAAGAGGATGAACCCCAGAAGGCACTGCGGGAGTTCCCACAGGATCCTCAGAAAATTGATGATCTCTTTCATAACTCAATATATTTGCGTCAAACGTCAATCAATCGCCAAATCCCGACAACTTACAGAGCCTTGTACTCACTTGTGGCGTCGAAGCACGGGCACGCCTTCCTGGCGAAGTCCCTGTGGCCTCTTATCTCCGCGTTCGGGTACCTCGCCTTCAGATCCTTCAGGAGCTTCGTGAGAGCCTCCCTCTGCGCCAGCGTCCTCGTGTCCTTGGCCTTGCCGGACTTGTCGAGACCTCCCACGTAGCACACGCCCACGCTGTCCGCGTTGCGCCCCTGGCAGTGCGCCCCGATCTCGTTCTCCGGCCTTCCGGCGTGGACCGTGCCGTCAAGGTAGACGACATAATGGTAGCCGATGGTGCGGAACCCGCGTGCCTTGTGCCACCTCGTTATCTCCTCGTTCGTCACCCACCTGCCCTCCGGTGTGGCGGTGCAGTGCACTATGATGTAGTTAATCTTCCTTGCCATCGATCTTGACCACCTCTTTGTTTTCGGATTCCTCCGCTTTTTTTATCGTTATCGCCCCCTCGATGTTCGCCCCGGTCTTGGCCTCGACCACGGCCTCGATGACCTTCGCCGCGTCCACCTTGACCCCGGCCTTGTGGCCGAACTTCCAGAAGTACCAGTTCTGCGCTATGCTTATGAGCTCCACGCCTATGACGACAAGCATCAGCCCCGTCTCGATGATGGTGTAGCCAGTGGCCACGGCCAGCGAGGACGCGAGCACCACCCAGCAGAAGTACTCCACGGCCTTGCCTATCGTGCGCCTTATGGCGCGGCTAATCCTGATGCGGTCGCCCTTGCGCTTGGCGGCCCTGATGCCGAACACGAGGTCTATCAGGATGACCACCGCGGCTATGATGAGGTAGGGCAACATACGCTCGAAAGACTGCTGGAAAAACAACAACAACGCGGCCGATATGCCCGTGCCGACCACGACACCCCCCGTGGAGGCCTCGTCCGCGAGGATGTGGGCGTTGAAATCATTCATCTCCACCTCCTCCGGTGCCGACCGGAACTACCTCGACATACAGCCCCACGAGCGCGGCTAGGTCGTGCGTGAGCGCCTGCCCGCTGTCCCTGGTGCACTTGTAGAGGACGCCGCCCTGCGTGTAGTACTTGCCGTTGAATATCTCCATAGGCGGCGTGTACGGGATCGGGTCGTCCTGCGTCCCTGCCGGCTCGACCTCGATGACCTCGTAGAGGGCCGCGGTGTCCAGGCTTGGCGGCTGGTTCTCCAGCACTGCGGCCACGGCCTGCCGCACCCTCCAGAGCTTGCCGTCGTGGGACACGACCTGCCCTCTGGCCAGCGCCCTGCCGACATAGGTGTCCCATGAATACACCAGCAGCGGCCTTTTCAGCGCCTCTTCATCTGTGATGTCGGTGCGCCCGTTGTACTGCTCCAGCACCATATCCCTCAGCTGGTCGGTGATGGTCGGTTGCGGCTCCGGCGGAGCAGGAGGGGAATATGAAATCCAACCGTCCGCCAGCACCATCTCCTCTGTCGGGTTGATGATCTGGATGTTACCCTTAATAATGACTATTCGTGACCTGTCACGAATAATTCCGTCCTTTATATAAAGCTGTATGTCCATAACTAAGATAGTTTTTTAATTACAAATGTTCCGGGGAGATTATCATAATACCTCAGGCCCTCGCCCGTGTCCGTGGTTCCGGGCCTCGTTCCGCTAACTTTTTGCGTTCCGTTCACGTAGAGTTCCACGTCCATTGTGTAGTAAGGACTGGAGGTCGATACAGTGTTGACCTTAAACCGCAGCTCCAAGGCGATGCTGTCGCCCACGTGCACAGTCGCAGAATATAGCGAGGTGCCTAAAAGTGCGATGGAAAGTTTTTCCTTTGAGCCCCATTTCTCAAGCTTTGCGTAGCACATTCCGCTCAGAACGCCATGACCTCCTAATATCTCGAATAGATAATAAGGGTGGTAGTTGGAAGATGGTATCGTTCCCGCCCAGCTTACGGAGTAGGACGCCCCAACCTTCATGACCATCGCCGGCATCGATCCACTATGGGTCGCGGTGGTAGTATTCACAAGGATCCTCTCGCCTGGTGCGCAGCCCATCATTAATTTCCTCATCAAGCCCATATCCTTTCCTCCCGTTATGATGACGCCTTGAATACACCGATAGTAGCACAGTTGTTAACGATGACCAACTGGCAGCAGGTGTTGCCCTCGAACGTCGGAACCTCGCCGTTCTGCCAACGCACGTCTGCCGGAACTGTCAGCGTGTAGTCTTGATTGGGTACATAGAACTGGCAGCAATACTCCTGCCCGTCCATATCTGCACCAGCTGGTAGTGTTAGCGTCAGGCCCACACACCTTCCCACGATGTGGAACTTGTTTGCAGCCAGCTCGATGGACGGTGTGTCCGCCACATATGAGGTACCGTAGCCGATTGTGCTCGGGATGGTCTTGACGACCTCCCTCTTCCTGACATACCCATCGAGGCTTTGGTGTTCGGTCAGGAACCCGCTGTCGTTGGTCAGCTGCGATGTCTTTTTCGGGACATCTGAGGCTTTGGCGAAGCCACTCAAGTCATCCTGCGTGATAATTTGATTACCACTTAAGCTTGCATTATATGTACCATTCAGCGATGATATAATATATGTGTTTACATAGTAGCCTGATGATAACGCTAATACGATATAATTGGCGTCAGCAGCACTCGGCGAAAACACTTGGCCGTAACCAACGAATATCTTGCGTGCATCTATGGCTGCCTTTATCTCATTGAACTGTTCCGCGGTTAGGGTTACGTTGTTTTCTGTGGTGGAAAAGAAATTCATCAGCCACCCGATGTCGTAGGTTTGCGGGACTGTACCAGCCCTATCGAGGAGCGCCTCCACCTGGGCGCCCGTATATTTGCTGTTATATTCCATATTCAGTTACATTTGATTTGTCTTCAGTACGTTGAACGTCCCGCCGTCCGACAGGATGAAGTCCATGTCCGAGCCAGCGAAAGGCTCCCTCATTCCCGCCTGAGTGACGGTCAACGTGGCGGATGGCCCTTTCGTGGTGGCCGCAGTGACCTCTACCGAGCGATCACAGCCCTCGTTCGGGTCGGCCTCGACGGAGACGACTCCTGGACCTTTCCCGGACACCGGGGATATTCTCAGCCAATCAGGTAATGCCATGATGTTCTGTTTTTTTAGAATAAATTAGAAGATGAGAGGGGTAAAACCCCTCCCACCTTATGACAGTCTTATTCAAGAGTCCAGCTGTCGTTTGACTCTATAGTGAGCGTCTTGGATTCTCCGGCAGCCACAAAGGTGAGGCTCTCTGGAGTAAGGTTGATATAAGAAGAAGAACCCTGCTGACTGAACGTGAAGTCTCTGGTAGCAGTCTTGCTGCCCTCGCCAGTGACAGTTACTGTCACTACAAAGCCTCCACGAGGCTCGGTAGTAGGGTTGGCTCCAACAGAGACGATGCCGTCAGAAGAGAGAGCAAATCCAGTTGCAGCGGTCTTGACCTTTGGACTGAGATCAAAGACAACCGCAGCAGTATCGCTGGCCTCTGTTCTGGTAGCACCCGAAGTATAGGTGACAGTCTGCTTGGCTCCAACATAGGAGTTGTCTGTCATGTTGCGACTCTGGGTACCATCAGCCTTGAGTGAAACCTCTGTGGCAACGGCAGAGTCAAAGGTAATGTCACCGTAAGTGGCGGTATTGGCTGCCTGATATACATCCACAGAAGCGGACTTGGTAGCTGTAGTCTTCCAGGTAACTGTAGCAGTGAGAGTGCCTTTCTTAGTTCTGTTGGTAACAGTAGTGCCAAGTGAAGCAGCTGAAACTCCCTCACTAAATGTGATGGTGCAATCATCAGAGCCGTTGGTAAGGGCAACATCACTAGTGACTGAACCCGAGGTGTAAGTCTGTGAACCCTTGGCTGTAACCGTAGTAGAAGATACTGAACCTCCGGAAGCCGGAATGTCAGCTGGAGCAGCCAGTCTCACATCTGTAACGGCATAGGTTACAGAGTTAGCCTGCTGGCTAACTGAAACCTCTTTGGAAGCAGACTTGCCATTAGCATTGAGGGTGATGGTTACAGTACCTGAAATCACATCTCCAACTACTGTTGTACGGGATTCCGCGGATACTTTACCAGTAGCTTCAGCAAGGGTAAGAGATGTAGGCCATCCAGTCTTAGTTGCATAAGCAACAGTGCCACCAGTAGTAATGGTACCACCACCCGAGGTAACACCGTTCCATCCCCAAGGCTGGGAGAAGGAAACAGAAGGAGCATCAACTGTACCACCGGCAGCAGGGATTTGCTGATAAGTGCCCACGGTGAGGGTAACAGCACCATAAGACTTAACACCCTTGGCCTGTGTGATGACGATAGCATCAGTGACAACATCTCCGTTACCATTCTGAAGCTTGATCTCCAATGTTTTGGCAGCTTCAGTCTTATTCTCGGGGATTTTAATGTCGATAGTAAAGGAGAATTCTGCATCCTTACCTGGGTCGCCATCAATAGTAGTGTCGGTCTTTCCATCCCAAGAATCGTCATTGACAGCGTTGACTTGAATCTTGTAGGTGGCACCAGGGATAATCTTACCAGTAGTCTCGGCTACCTTGATGTTTGCCGTATTTGCAGTACCGGTAATCTGGATGGTGTCAGAACCGTCAGAGTTGCTACCTTTTGCAGCGGCATTGTAGGTCTTGGTCGGCACATTAATGAACTCAGCCTTACCAGCCTGAGAAACTGAGGTAGTGTCGGTTGCACCTCCAGTTGTTTTAACGGTGATTGTTCCACCTCTCTGCTGACGCCCAGTGTACTCACTGGCGGTAACAGTTGTGGAATCGTTCATGGAACCTGAGCTCTTGCCCAGTTTAATCCAACTCGGTTTTGCCATATTTTAATGGTTTTTAGAAAGTTAATAAATTAACCTTTGCTAGGTGTTTAGTCGTTGTATTTAACTCCAAGAGTCCATGAAGCATTAGACTCTATGGTTAGATCTTTAGTGCTCTCTGGGTCCGGGAATTCTAAGTTCTCTGGAACAAGTCTGACGAACTCACTCAGAGGCTGATGCTTGTGCATCATCAGAACTCTAAATACACTCATAACTTAGACTTTTGGAAATTCTCCCCAGATAGATAGAGACCCTATCACTGAGATCACATATATGTGATTAGGTTGAATAACAGGAGCCTCTCCGTTCATCCATTTAATGGTGGAATCACCTGTGATAGCATGAATGGTTGCTCCCACTTCGATAGTATAGACAGTCTCTTTGTGAGATGCACTTGCCTGAACAATGTAATCGTCCTCGAGCTCTGGAACATCTACGTAGGTAACACCATCTAGTCTATCGAGAACCTCTTTTAAGGTCTCATTTTTGTGCTTTATCTGATCTGAGTCTGTGACATATTGACCCTCTAATGGTCGTCTTAGTTCGCCATAGATCTTGATATAATCTGCCATGATATTCTAAGTTTTAAGAGATAACAATGGTCATAGAGTCAGTCCCAGGAAGATCCCTAGTTCGATAGCACTTATAGGTTCCCAGTGGAGTAGAAGCCTCTACTGGAGCCAAGAACGGAACATCGAAACCACCAGATGTAACCTTGTTGATCGACATGGTGTTAGGGACGCAGAGCCACAAGTACTTAGTAGCATCATCATTGTTAAGAGTCTTGGTACCATTGAGAGAAGAGCCTCCCTTAGTCAGTGAAGTGATAGTCAACTCATTTCCTGTAGTGGCCTTAGAGAATCCATAGTATACTGGGAGATAAAGATTAGCACTGATAGACCTTGGTGAGTTCTTTATGGTAGTACTGCCCTTCTTGGCAGTGACTGAGCCAGATTTGTAGCCCAGAGTAGAGAGAGTGAATTTTTCTGAGCCCTCAGCTACATTCTCCAGGGTCTTAGTCTCGCCGTTGAACTGGATCTGGACAGTGTCAGCTACTACTGGCTTAGAGTTTCTGAGAACCCTGAAAGATACACTGACCTCTACTGAGTTACCTGTCCATTCTGCCGAAGACGGCGAGATGGAAGCCTCAAGTGAAGTCGGGAAGCAGTAGTCCTGCAGCTCCCTTATGGCTCCTGTCACGACTCTGTTCTGCACGCAATTCTCACTGGTCTCAGAAAGTTCGGAGTCAGGCTTGCAGGATTCACCTGGTGTGGGATCAGGGACATCTCCACCGCCCGATGTCTCTTTATCCACATAGAGATTGACAATACAACTGTCTTCCTGAACCCCGGAAGCATCGTTGCATGAGGCAACCCTTATGACTCCGTGCTGAAGTATCCTCTTCTTGATGCCGGAGCCATTGACGAAAACGACTTCCACCCCATAGTCGCCTATCGGGAGAGAGCCGGTTTCAACGAGTCCTCTGATCTCGTTGGTCGTGACAAACCGTGCTTTGACGGCGACTTTCCTGTCGGAACCTACCACCTTCGCCATTATTTCGGAGCAGTCCTCCAATTCGTAGGCTCTGTCTTGGCCGAACGTCAGTCCTTTCGACCAAAGGCAGATCCTGATAGGGAAATCATTTCCCCTGACGACATGGAAAATGTCGTTTCCTTCGTTGTATGCGCAATGATTGTTCATATTCATTAATGTCTTATCCTTGTTCTATAGTCGTATCCTCCTCCTGGGACACCTCGCATCTCATTGTCATCGTGGAAGAACCAGCAGGATACAGTGTGATATGTCCGGTTCTTGCCGATCCTGTGTAGTTTGCCCTTGCCACAAGGTCGGTTTCGTGGTCGCCGGATCCCTCGGTGATCCCGTCGCTGACAAAGCACCAGTCCGGAAGCGTCAGTCTCCAGCCGGCGCTGTCTTTGTCCGTTATCGTGAAAATCGCTCCGTCGCCACCTCCCTCAAATGTCAGTGAAGACGGGAGATCCCAGGTGGCGGCGGCCTTTGCCGCCGACTGTTCAATCGTGAACGACTTCGAGTATGTCCCCTGTCCGTCCGCCCTCGTCCCGGTCACCGTGACCTTTCCGGTGCGCTCCGT